GAGATGCAGCGTAGTCTCGTGGGCTCGGAGATGTGTATAAGAGACAGGTATGTGGCGTCGTCGTAGGCGTAGAAAATTTCTTTATATTCCGGCGCGGTAATCTGACAGTTGCTGTCACCGGAGGGGGCTACCTCCTGGACTATCCCATGCCGGGCACCTTTTTCACTGTCGCAGAACAGCAAACGCGGTAGATCAATATCAGGGTCGTCCATAATCCAGTCTTCCGGGTGCAGATCGTCGTTGTAAGGTATGGTAAGAGTGAAATCATCTATCCGCTGCGGCGTCAGCATCCGTGACGATGGACGACTGTTCTGAAACTGTATCCAGCACCGGGGATTTGTATAGCTCCAGTCCAGAGGCTCGGTGACATGTAGCGTTATTTCCTGAAAGTCGTATGTCATTGCGTCAATCAGGCAACTTTGGGTTTTCCCGGTTCGAATATCATCTGACAAAATGATGTGGTCACCAAAATCATGGCACCATCCCAGCATTGCTGTTGTAGCCGTATACGTCCGGCGTTGATGGAGATATTTCATTAACCGGCGCATCCCGATACGCCAGGCACGATCCGCAGTCATGACGACATCGATGGTGTAAGCCTCCGTTTTCCGGGGGAACGGATTTTCAGGCGTCCGGCACTGTACGGTCTCCTCCGCCCAGGTAACGGGATTGATGTATTTCACATCCACGCCATCAAAATCGTCCTCTGAAGGCACCCTGAATGATGTCTGCATTTCCTCGACAGTATCCTGGGGGGTGATGATTCCGGTCCAGCTTTTGACCCCTTCACGCCCGACGGAAAGTAAGCCGTCAGACAGCAGAAAATACCCCATGCCTGCTTCAGCTATCTTGTCGAAAATATCCTTTGCGGACGTGCTGTCACTGCTTGCCTGATGGTCAAAATACTCGCCTCGTGGCGTCCAGTAGTTAGCCTCAAGCATGTTAATTGTGGAAATGTCGATCTGGTCGTCGCGATAACCCAGACTGCGGGCCAGATGCAGGAATGCCCCGCTGATTGTCCTGTCACCACCGCCATCATAGTTTCGTGTGGCGACAACACTCACACGCTTGTCTGACTGCGCCGCCAGTTGGCCGCCGGTTTCAACCGTGATCCCTATTGTTGATATCCCTGCGTAGGAGGTCGGACGGGAAAGCAAACGACCTCTGAGCGCCTGCCAGAACATGCTGTCTCTCGCGTTGTTGCTCCCCTGCTCGTTGCGGCGGCGGCATCGAACCTCCACCAGCCCGGGAGAAGACAGATCAAAACGCTCTGTAAAACCGAGGCCATTAACGTTTTTAAGCGCGTACACCCCCTGCTTACTCGTCCACCCCGATCCGGAACCATATACGCGGTACTGAATTTCATACTCAACATGGCGAACCCGCTTATTCCCGTTGTTCTGGAATCCGCAAATTCCGTTTGGGAAAGCAAAGTTGACCTCGAAGGCGTCCACAACTTCATTTTGCGGGCAGGCCAGAAAGGGGCCGAGCCAGGTTTCATTATCGTTAATACCAGACGCGGCAAAATCCACGACGGTACGGGTCAGAAAACCTGACCAGGTGTTGTCAACGGCACCGTTAACCACTCTCTGTACGGTCGCAGACGCTCCGTCAGTCGATGCTATCTGGTATTCGTTGCCACGGTGAGACAGGGAAATCCGCTGCGTGCCGTCCGGCAGGCCAGAAAATGCGGTACCGGAATCGTATGCCAGCCTGACACTGGCTGTGACCGCCGGGCTTCCGCCACTGGATGCTGTACCGGCAGTAAACACAGGGCTGTCGCCAAAAACTGACGCGGGCAGGAATGATGACGTAATGGAACCGCCACGCCACGGGCTGGAGATTTCCACGATACGAATCACGCCGCCGTCATCCTGAGCAATCAACCCCGATCCGGTGAGCCCGCTGTTAATCGCCGCCAGCAAACCGGACATTGTGCCGTAGTCAGCAACCAGGGACAGGGTATAGGTGACGCCCTGCCAGGTCAGAGCAAACGTCTGGCTGGTTGTCGTAAAATCATACGTGGATGGCGACGCACTTGCGCGCAATGCTGCAGTCGATCCACCCGTTCCCGGAACGGCGTCCTGGTGAGGGGTATACGTGGCAATCTGCAGATCATAATCGGTGCCGCTAAATGTCAGCGTTACAGGCATACCATTATATGGCACCACTTCTGCCATGGCGTCACCTGTCAGAACGTTAAAACCATCCTCAATCGATACCTGATAATTCACCGGCGCTTTCAGAGTGACAATTGCACCCTCAATCCAGCCAGGAGGCAGCTTGTTCTCATCTTCATCATCATCGTTGTCATCATCGACATCGAGACCTGAAAACGAAACAGATGCACCGCTGACGGTCATGGCATCAGCAACGATATCACTGGCTTCAGGGGCAGTCTGAGCCATATCCAGACCTGACCCGCTTGATGTCCCGCCAACTTCTGTACTGTTGAACCAGACCTCGCTGCGACGGTCCCCCGCCACGTTATCGCCAGGGCCATAGCTGGTATATGAAAAGCCATCGCCTAACGGCAGAGCAGGAGTTTCACCTACCCGAAAATCACCGCCAGTGTAAGAGAAACGTCCATACCCGAGGCAGACAAACATTTCTACCGTCATCCGGGTGGGATCATTGGGGTCAAAGCGAGTGACCGGCTGCACCAGGTAATCCGGATAAATTCTGTTTCTTCCAAATACTTCACGCACAGGATCGCCAAGCTTAGCTGTATTCGCTTTTGCCGGGTTCAGGTCCAGTGATGCTGAATTGCCTGACGAAAACCCGCCCAGCTCTGGTTTCGGGGAGAAAAACAGCGCATAGGCCGTAGAGGCAATAGATACGGCAACCGATACCCACACGGCGATTTCAAGGCCGGTTCCATACGGGATCGGGTAAATCCGCACATCACTGTCTGGCCGCAGCAAACATAGTGGCCATTCCGCAGGTGGAACAGTCCGGCCGTCCAGTTCGACCGCAACAGGATGCTTTCTGTCCTGCGAGTAGCTCGGGACATTCCTGGCCATCCACTCATGCAGGGTCATCGCGCCGTGTTCGTGCGTCTCCAGGGGTTCACCCGGCAACCGGGACGGAAAAAACTTTATCGTCATTGCCAGAACTCCACGCGGTTAAACCTTCGTATGAATCGCGCCAGTGGCAGAAACGTAACCCCCGAGCCTGGATTACATTCCGCGACCTGCAGCTGGTTATCGAGCATGACAACGATCCCGACATGGGTAACCGTTGAGCCGGAATAGCAGGCCACGCCAGCCCCTTCGCAGGGCTCGCAGCGTTGCAGGGAAAGCATCAACCTTCTCGCCTCCCGGTCGAGTCCTCCCCCGTCTTTGGTCACTCCGGCGAAATCGGGCCAGAGGGGTAATTTCAGATCGCGCCTGATTTCATTCACAATGCCAAAACAGTCGAGTTGCGGGTATACGCGACCGCCTTTCAGCCAGCTGACTGAACGGTATTTATCAGCGTTAAACATGTTTGCCTCAGATTAGTAACGTAAGCCAGGATGCTCTGCGAGGTTGTAACGTTTACGGGGCCAGGCTGTTTTGAGGATATTCATATAGCCCGCCGTGACCTGTACTGCTGTCGGGGTCCATGAGCCGGATTTGATATCGAGCGTATACGGTGATGATGCCGGGGAAGACAGATCGGATGAAATGTACCGCCGAAATGTCAGCGTAGCTGATTTCATTTCATCCAGGATTTTATCGATCGCCTCAGAAACCCTTCCGTCAATATTGCTGATAGCAAACTTTAAATCCTGTGTCCCGTCAGCGTTCCTGGCTGGTAAAGCGATATCTATCGCGCTGGCTTCAAACGTCGCCGGCTGACCATTTTCCAGCATCACGGAAACGTCATCCCAGCCACTGGTTAGCCAGTAGTTATCATCGCCTGCCGATATCTGCAACGTATCGTGAATAACCTCCGATCCGCTGCTGGCATATAGTCGCTCAAGAATTGTCATGCTTCGGCCACTCTCTGTTTAGCGCAATATCCAGTAACGACTGGCCCGCCAGCCATTCCGGGTAATTTCCCCAGCCTGAAGGCGGTAACGGGCGCTCCCATAATTCCAGCGTTGCGCTGTACTGCCAGTATTTTGGCGCGACCAGCGTCGGCCCTTCGTAAATATCCACGAACCTGGCTTTATAGGGCTTTACCCCGATGGGAGTCTGGAGTTTCAGATAGAACCAGGACTGGCCATCTTTAAGCGCATCCCTGAAAAACGCCTCAAACACCTGCGCCAGAGCATCAGTTTTAAAAATCCATTTAACCGATGCCTGGGTGGGTGTTGAGGTATATCGCCTTCGTTGTTGAGCGCGACCGGACGTCATCTCCGTTCGCAGTAAAGGTGATATGGGCTTAAACCCGTACCCGTCCATAAGCGGCATGGGCAGGTATTCATCCGGGTAGAAAATATCTGCCATGAATATTCCCTCCGGGCAGGTTATCGTGGTTTTTTGGGCTGAAGGTTGGAGTAAAGTGCTCTACCGAAGGCATTTTGAGGATTGTTTACGTCGCTCGTCAGTTCAGATTTTATCTGTTTAGCCAGGCGGCGGCCGTGGACATCCAATGTCTGCATCATCACATCATCCGGTTTACCAGTGAGGTGGTAATTGACGTTGATGTCACCAGTTGAAAGAAGTTGTCTTTCCTGCTGCTGCCTCGCAGCGTTCTGTACCGCCGGCGATTCCCGCCCTACAGCTTTAACCCCCAGCGAACCATCAGCGCCACGGGTCAGCGGCATAATTGCTTCCGGGCCCGCTTCACCGAACACGCCCGCACCTTTCGCAAAGGCAAAATACTGCGGAGTGCTGTAAACGCCGCCGCTGTATGCAGAAAGTGACGGAGAATCGTAGACGCCACCGAGGGCATTAAAGGCAAAAGACGATCCGAAGCTTTGCAGCGCAGTTCCACTACTTGCAGCTCCACTTGCTCCACCAAAAAGACTACCGAACATCCCACCAGCCCCACCGCCGAACGACGCCATAATCGCTTTGGTGATTAATGCCTGTGTTGCCATCTGGATCAGCGTCTTAATCACCGTTTCACCCAGAGAGCTGAAGATATTCGACATCCCCTCTTTGAACGAAGTCGCACCCGTCAGAACACTGGTCAGGTTATTGGAAATGGAGTTCGTGGTGTTATTGAGAATCTCGCTGGTCGCTGATGCAGCCATTGAACTGAGGTCAGCAGCCTGATCGGCGTAGTTCATCAGTGAATCGCTGATCCCAGCCCGCCAGTCTGACTGCTGTTCATCGGTTTTCTTGTAGTAGTCCTCCTGAATCTGGAGCCGTTCAGTAAGTGCCGCCTGTAGCGCTTCCGTTTGCTGTTTGTACAGGTCCTCAGAAATCTGACCTTTGCTGAAATCCCGCTGCAGGTCCCGCTGCTGTTTGAGAAAATCAGTGCGAATATCCGCCATTTCCTTCATGCGGTCGCGGGCCTTATCCCCCATCCCGGCACCAAGAAAATCAATATTCCCCCTGTCGCGTGCAGCTGCGTTACTGTCAGCCAGCCCCTCACGGAACGTTTTTAACTGTTCAGCAATGTTTTTCTGATCGATAAGCGCAGCATTGTGCAGAAGGGTTTCTTTTTTAGCTTGCTCAAGAGAGGCTAACTCACCCTGCGTGACCTGGTATTTTACTTTAGCCAGTTCGGTATTCTGACTTCCCAAAGCAATTTGTTCTTCCTGCTGTTTAATAAGACGCTTGTAAACATCTTCTGTCTTCTCAGCGGCTTTTAACTCTTCGCTTTTTGGCGCTTTCCGGGCGGGTTTATTGGATTCATTATTTCTCCACTCAGCAATTCCATTATTAATTAATTCCTGCCTTCCTGTCTGGTGCTGAGGATCACTAGTCAATCCCAAATCGTCAGCGGCAAAACCAAGCCTGGCTAACTCTTTTGCCTCGCCCTTAAGTTTAGATAATGCTAAATCTCGGCGACTTTTCTCAAGAGCATTTGTTTGTTGTGATGTTAAGTCAGCCTGCGGAATCCGCATCGGAGCATTAACCAACCCTTGTCGTGCCATCAGTAAATTATTACCAAGCCCAAGGAGACGGTTAAATTCTGTATGCTGACCATTCATTATTATCAAAGACTGGTAAGCCCGATTCTGTTCATCTGCTTGCTGACGGATCAGAGCAACTCGTCGATGCTCAAGCCCCTCAAGTACCTGCTGTATTTGCTGAGATTTGGCCTGCATCTGCGCCAAACGTTCCTGCTCCACAGCTAATGCTGAAGTCGCATCTTCAAGCCCTCGGGTTACAGATTCCACAGCAGTTAAATGATTAATCATAAAACCACTGCTTGTCGTTGGGCCTGGATTTGTCAGGACATATTGATAACCTGCAATTTCTTCCTTAAGTTTTCTAACCTTTGAAGTTTGAGCATCAATAAGCCTGTTTTGTTCATCCAGTGATTGGCGCGTTTTTACTTCAGTATCAGAAGTTTCAGAAAGGGACATTGATTTGGCCTTTTCGCGAACTTCATCAATGGTTTTTGCATAGTCTTGCGCTGAAAGTCTGGCTTGCTCTTGATTTTGATACATGGTGTACCATGCGCCAGCCCCAAGAAGAACCAGCCCAGGAATACCGCCAATTAACCCAAGCGTCCCCCCAACCAGCCTTGAACCTATAGAGGTTACTGAATTCAGAGAAGATTGAGCGGCAATCCTCGCCTGGATATTCCTGTTAAGCGAATCCTGTGCCTGGGATAACCGTTTCTCGGCCAAAGTCTGAGCATCAGCACCTCTTGCTGCAACAAGCGCCTGCTGTGCCCGATAAACTGCAGCTCTGGCGCGCGCTGTCGATACCTGAGTTCCCCTAACCTGCGCTTCTGCTAAAGCGATCTCTCTTTTCGCCGCATTAACGATATCAACAGTTGCTGATCTGGCGCTTAATGCCATATTCCCAAAGTAGCGAGCGGCACCTACGGCTACCAGAACACCTGCTGCCGTTGCCACTTCATCAATATTATTCGCCACACCGTCAAGGATGCCAGTGAGTGTTCGGGTGGCTCCGCTGGCCTCATTGGCTCCACCGACCCATTGCATAAATGCGTTTTCAACTTTAGTAGCTGATGAGGATACTGTTTGCGGTAATTCTCCAAATTCACTTCGGAGCTTGCCGAGTTGACTGATTAATGCCGGAACCACTTTATCAATGGTGAGTTGGCCTTGATCTGCCATCGACTTCAGGTCTTTACGTGCAACCCCCATCCCTGCGGCTAATGCACGAATGACACGATCGCCATTTTCGTTGACAGAATTGAATTCCTCACCGCGAAGCACACCCTGCGCCAGAGCCTGGCTGAATTGGGTTATGACAGAACTAGACTCTTGAGCATTTGCACCCGATAGTTTTAATCCCGTAGAAATAGCTTCAGTTATGTCGAGAACTTGAGCTGAGTCATAACCAAACTCTCTCATTGAAGCCGCTGAACGAGAGAATAAATTAGCATTATCAGAAAATGATGTACCTGTTTTCTGGCTAATGTCCATCAACAAACGTTGAGAATTAGAGAAATCGTCGGTTGATTGTGATGCTTGTTTTAATCGGGCGTTTACTGAGTTCCATTCATCAGCAAGTGATATTAAATGGCCTGTAGCAAAAGCGCCCGCAAAGGCCCCCGCTACTCCTAATGCAGATGACTTAGCCGAATCCAACTGACCAGTTAACTCTGCAATCGCCCGGCGAGTATCTCTTGACGCAGCTGCGGCCTGGCGGCCACCATTTTGCATTGTCTTATAATAATCTGCTCCCATACGTGAAGCGCGGGCAATCTCTGTCTGAAATGACTGAGAGTTAGCAGAAACTTTAATAATAAGTTCACGCAGGGTTGCCATTTCATTTCCTCAGAAATAAAAAGCCCCGCATTGCGGGGCTTTTTAGCATTTCAGTATAATTAAATTAAACCAGCTTTTTTCCTAGCCTCTTCGAGGTAATCTTTCTCTGGCTCTTCATTCTTATGTGCAAGTGCGATTAGGAGATCAATTTGTGCACTTTGCTTTTCAGATATTTCTTTAAGCATGGCTATCTGATCATTTGCCCTCACACTTCCCCTGTTAAGGAAATACCAGATAACGAGATCAACAAGGCGAGCAAGAACGAATAATAAAATCCAGCCTGTAGTAGTCATTTAAAGCACTCCGTGTGTCAAAAATAACAACATAACACCAGTTAATGGTGTCATCCACACGATTCAAAACTGACTACCTGATTTTGTTATATTATGCTGATGCTGCGAGCAAAGCGGCTTCTAAGCCTGCAAAAGGATCGCCGCTGTCGCTTGCCTCGTCCTCTTCTGCGCTCCACTGCAGCTGTGCGTCTTCAATGGTGACTTTACCGCCCTGCGCCCCATACATCGCTGAAACCAGCTGAGCATTGAGAATATCGCCACGGATATCACCGATCGGGCTGATACGGTCGTATTCAGCCCACATCCTGAATTCACCGACCGTCATGGTTTGTCGCAGTTCGCCCAGCGTGCGGCCCATCCGGAGCGCCAGCGCCATCAGGAACTGCATGCCAGGCATTTTTACTTTGCTTTGGCATCATCCGCGTCACGAATGAGATCAAGTGCCTGTTTCAGCAACCGGGAATGGACAGGACCATAAATTGCTTCAACCTGTTCGGTATCATCGACGGTGAAAACGTACTGCAGGTCGGTATCCAGCAGAATATCAATGAAGAGTGTGACATCTGCCCGCATCGTGCGGAACGCACGTTCTGAAGGGGTCAGTTCTGGCATCTCTGGCGCTTCCTGCCCTTCCGGTACTTTGGGTTGCTCCGGGTTGGCAATCCCCTGCCAGCGAATCCAGGCTTCAGCCGATGGTTCACGAATGATAACTTTGGCGTTTTCCCACTCCGGAACGGTGACTTCTTTTTTACGGAAACCCGCCATCGGGGCCAGTGCCAGCGCTTTAAGATTCTGTTTTGACATTAAGTTTATCGCCGGTTTCCCGGCGCTCCATTAACTGATGGTGACGGTGCAGTCAGATGAGGTGATAACGTTCGCCGGAGTGGCAGAGTCAGTGACTACACAGGAGTAAACACCGGCATCACCTGATACTGCACTGGCCTTATTAAACGTTGCGCTGGTTTGTCCACTGATGGTCGAGGAACCTTTTTTCCATACGTAGGTGTATGGGGCTTTACCACCTGTAGCCACCACACTTAAGGAAAGTGGGCTTCCGGCAGTAACCGATTCAGTGACTGGCAGATCGCTACTAAATGCAAGGACGCCGGAGGCATCAATATTGCCCGGCTTACCTTTCAGACGAAGGGAGAAAGTCGCAGCAACAACGCTATTTGCCTGTGAATCCCAGGTGTGCTGACGTACCTCGGCGCGCATCATGAATCCATTACCAGACGGGAAAATAACCTTAAATCCATAAACGCCGTCGTTATCGTATGCTGCACGAAGTGCATCCTGCGCCGGGTTGCGGTAGAAGTTACCGGAGAGAGACATCTCAGACGGTGCCGGGAGCCCGTTGATATTTTCCGTTTCTTCGGAGCATAGCGTTGTCACGTCAATATCGTTTTTCTGACCAGCGGTAAAGCTGGCCTGTTTAATGGTGCAACTCAGGTTGAGCCAGGTCGCCGATGCCAGCTCTTCCGCAGTGACCGGCACTGATGTAATCATTACTACCGTTTTTTGGGCGCGTTCAAATAGTGCTGACATTGCAGCCTCCATAAATGAAAAAACCGCCAGCGGCGGTCAGATTGGATTGGTTTCAGTCAGGCAATGACGGTAATTTCAAGCGTTGCCCGATGCAGGTGCGTTGTTGTGTCGTAGCCGGGAATTTTTGTCACTTCGGTAGGTGAAAGCACTTCAAGCCGGGAAAGGGCCTCAAGCCGCAACGCCCTGGCCTCATCGTTAGTTTCTGCCCACACGTCTACCTGAATGTGCAGCGTCGATTCGGCCTGCCCACAGAACACATCCCCGGCAACATCAGTCGGTATCGAGAAAATGATGTAAGGAGCGGCCACAGCGGGTAAATCGTCGCTGCCAAGCGGCACCACATACGGATAAACCCGCCCGCCTGCCAGCGGAGCAAGCAAAGCGTAGATATCATCCTCTGTCATTTCGCCAGCACCTCATCAATCGCCTTGTTCATTCGGTTCATTGCTGCCTGTGCGGCTTCTTCCTGCCGGGTATCAAACGCAGGACGCACAAAGGGATGTGCAGGGGCCGTAGCAGTCCCAAGTTCGACAAAGCGCCAGTAAAAAGCATTCCGCTTGTTGCTGGCCTTCATGGTGTTGTCGCTGTTCCCTGTTCGCGGATTAACACCACGAATATGCACCCCCGAGGAAATTTCACCGCGTCGGCGGCTTTTCTGGGTAACGACAACAACGTTTTTCTTCAGCTTCCCGGTTTGCTCAGGAGCCCTGTCAATCACTTCCTGCCGGAGAACTTCAGCCCCGGCGCGGGTCGAATCCCGGAGGACTTTATTGTTTTCAGCCTTGCTGAGGGTCTGCAGGTCTCGGGCGATATCCTGCAACCCGGAAAAATCCAGATTCACATCGATCATTTTTCGGTCCCTTGTTTGCAGAGAATTTCCAGCCGGGTACCTTTGATATCCGGAACCGGAGGCCCGGTAACGTTAAGAACTGCGCCTTTAAACGGGCCGGTCCGTACCTTCAATCGGGATGTGGCTGAAATATCCCTGCGAAAGCGCACCCAGACCCGGATTGTCGCATCAGCATGCTCTACGCCAGCGGCTAACAGCTCACGACCGCTTATCCCTTTAACCTCGGCCCAGATAGTTTTCCCATCTTCCCAATTTTCAACGGGCTGACCGGAAGGCGTTCTGGAGGTTGTGAAGTTTTGAATGGTGACCCGGTGCCGTAATCGTCCTGCCTGCATAAATTCTCCTACAGCGGAATATAGCGGTACGGCTCTATCAGAGAGGTAAAGCCGAAGGGAATGCTGGCCTTGGCCGCATCTGTAGCTTCTTCCCTGTTTTCATACCAGTGCCCAACCAGCAGCATCAACGCCAGTAAAATATCGTCAGCAATCAACAGCCCATCAGGATCAGTTTCCGGCACTTCATCTTCATAAAGATTACGGTTAATGAAGTTCTCCGCCTTACGGCGCGCAGCTCCATAATAGAGCATAAGCGACTCGTCTTCCGTTGTGTCGTCGATATCGATCCGACACTGAGCCCGTAACTTCTCAATCGTTGTGCTCATGTATTTCCCCTGGCCCGCAGCGAACTGCGGGCACAAAAAAACCGCCGGAGCGGTGGAGGTTGAAGCTGATTATTGCCTTAGCCGCCAGATGCCGGTTTACCCACCAGCGCTTTGATAGCTGCCGTGTCTTCCAGTACGCAGTCAAAACGATGGAATGCCAGGAACGCTGTCTGGTCATATTCTGCGTAACGCTCCACCAGCCGTTTCAATGTCATGTAGGTAACGCGACGAACGATGAAGCGGTTAAAATCACCGAAATAGATAAATTTATTCCCGGCACCGAGATCGGCGATCCCCTGATCCACTACATAGGGGACGTTCAGAACGGTGGCGGGGGCGCCACCGATAATAGAAGGTAACCAAAGAGGACGCCCCTGGTTGTCCTCCATCTCTTCCACTACCTGAAGGGTTTTATCGTTAAAGGCCCAGCGAATTTGTGGAGCAGTGCGATAGGCCGGATCGACAGCATGGCGCAACGCATTCATCTCTTTCCAGGTGAACGCACTTGCCGACGCAGTATTCACGGTGCCAGTAACGGATGCTGCAAGACCCTTGGGCTGAGTTGGCGTACCGGCACCAGTCCCCTGAATCAGATATTTTGCCTCGCCTCGGCCAATACGTTGGGCAATTCGGCCAGCCAGGTAGGCTTCAATATCTACTCCGCTATCCTGCAGGAGCTCGTTGGATACTCGGATGATTTTTGAAGAAAGTTTTTTGGCCCCGAGAACAGCTGTACCGAAGGTCACATCACCTTCAGAAGCCGCCGAGTTTTCGGCCAGAAGTTCGCCTTCTTCTGAGGTGCCATCAGACGTTGACCAGGTAATATCCTGCCCGTTAGACGTGCTCAGGATTTGGGCAACGCTGGCGATACCGCCGTATGCTTTCATTGCATCAACGATTTTGTTCAGCATTTGCGTCGGGACGGTATACCCGCCTTTCTCGTCAGGTGATACGCCCTGAGCGCGATGCTCTTTTACGGCCTGACGTTCTTCAGCTGACAGCTCAGAAAAACCCTGGCGTAAATATTTATCAAACGCCAGCGCACGCCGCGATTCTGCCTGAGCTTCTGGCGTTCCCTGATTCTGGCTTTGCTGCTGGCGCTGTTCAGGCTCATTTTCATCGATATAGTCCTGATCCTGGCGACGCAGTTCCTCTTCGCGTGCAATACGCTCATCAAGGGAATCAAGCTCTGATTTTGCAGCGTTCCACTGGGTACGCTGCTCATCAGTCCAGGGCGTATCACCAATTTTGTCATGCAGAGCGCGCATATCTTTGGCGATGGTGTTACGTTTTTGCTTCATTTCATGCAGTTTCATGGTTTTTCCTTACGCGTTAAGAAGGGTCAGCAGGCGCTCGCGCGCCATTCGTTGATTAATGGCGTTATGTAGCGCACCGCTGTCGCGCGCCTCCTGCCAGGCTTTCATCGATCGGACGCCAGAATCGGCCTCCTGGTATGCGGGATAGGTCACCGGACTGACGTCAAACAACCGGGAAAACTTCGATATTTCACGAATAACCACCCCTTCGTCATCCTCGTACCAGTGCTCCCCATCACGGGCGACACGAAAGGCAAAGGATGACTGGTTAATGTCACCGCGAAGCATCGGCGCCAACACCAGATCGCGGATAGTTTGCGTATCCGGCGCGGTAATATCGTAACGAAGGCCGCGATCGTCGACTGACAACGACAGTGTTCCGGCAGCGCTGCGTCCGAGAATAAAATTAGGGTCATGGTTAAACAGCCCGCGAACATCATCGTTCAGCACATCGTCAAAGGCTCCAGGCTTGATGATTTCACGGAATCCCCAGAGAGGCTCTGAGCGACTGTTAAACACCGAGCCGTAACCCAGAATGCGGGTGGGTTCATCGGTGTGTTGTTCCGCGCGAACCTCCCCGCTATAGCAGCGCGTTTCACGGTCATTCATTAGTTTTTTCCTCGTCGGTTTTTGGCGCCTTAAAATCGTCTGCCGGGTTGGCCGCATTAACGCTCACCAGCATTTCATCCAGGCCGTCTACCGGGTTCATATCTTCGAAGGCTCGCGCCTCATTGCGGCTCATCCAGCCGTCAGTGATCGCAAAGTGGTAGAACTGCGCGCGTTCCTGCGGGGTTCCCCGAAGTAAGCCAGTCAGGTTGAACCGGACGTAATATCCGGCGGCCAGTTCAGCACGTGTAAACAGGCGACGGTTAAGCTCCTGCTCCCAGTTCGTCACCCACGGCATGATTGTGTAGCGGACAAACTGGATGGCCTGCTGCGTAATGTTTGAGAACGTGGCTTTTTCGAGATCGTTAATCATGTGTGCCGGCACGTTGAATATTCCTGCAATCATTGACCGGTTCAGCTTCGACATATCAATGATCTGGGCATCGACCGGGGAAACAGTGAGCGCTTTGTAATCCAGCTCTGCCGGGAGAAGCATTGTTTTATTCTCCTGGCTGCGTAACGCAGCGGTGGCTTTTTGCCACATACTTTTTAATCGCCCCCAACTTTCCTCGTTGAGTTCGTTTTTTACCGAAATAATACCGGCAGGGCGTGCATTGCCATTAAAGAATGAACTGGTATATTTCTGCCCGCTCATCCCCATACCGATTGTCTCGGCATGCTGCATAATCGGGCTGAGTCCCATTTTCTGGTTATTCCCCAGCGCCCGGATATGCACCATATCGTCAGGGTTAACGGCAAACGCCCCCTCTTCGTTGTAAACCCCGTAGGTGTAGCGTCCGCCCGTGTTAAGCAACGTTGTTTCCCACGGCATACAGCATTCCAGCCCGGAAACCTCCCCGCGGCGAGAACGCTTCACCCAGGTGTAACCATTACCCCAGCCCAGAATATGACGCTGCTTTAACTCGCGCCATTTGTAGCTGGTCTGCCAGATATTCGGCTCATCGTGAACCAGGTAAAACACGCCATGATCGCGTGCGGCCTCAACCTTATTGTTGGTTTTCCGCATAACATGTAGCGGCATCTGGGCGATGTTCGAAGAGATAACGTAAATACAGGCATATACCGCGGCCAGCTTCATCGCTGTTTCCGGGCTGACAAACACATCGCGGGCAAAAATGTTGTCCGTTTCGGCCGATTCTCCCGTGATTGGCGTGGCCGGATTTTCCAGTGGCTCACTGCGAAACAGAGCATCAAGCAGCATTTTTCCCCCTCATCGCCGCAACCAGCGCATAAAGCAGTAACAGGCCGCCGCTCAGCATCAGTGACGGCGCCAGCCCAAACTGGAGATATACGCCAGCAGCGAGCGAACCGAACCCGGCCAGCCCGATAGCATCAGTGATCAGTGTTTTCATAGAAGTAAAAGGTCTTCGTCAGGATCGATCGTGGACAGGAAATCAACTTTCCCGCCACCATTAACAAGCAGGCGACTCATCGCGATAAACATTGCGACAGGACCGTCTATTTTGTTTTCAGGTGTGGATTTGTTGGGGAAAATATTCTCGTTTTTGTCAGGTTTGACGGTGACGTTTGACATCATCCAGGTCATCACCGGGTTACCATCATGATGGAAACGCCCGGCGTAAATCTTCGCCTCGACTTCCTTCATCGCTTCTGACAAGTTTTTCACCGTCTGAGGGACTTCAACAATCGGTACCCCTTCTGCAGCTATCGCTAAAGCAAACTGGGTCGCGCTCCACGGGTCGTATGCAAACTCATTCAACGAGTCACCACGGGCCCACTCGATCGTTTCCTCTTTAATTACGGCATGGTCAACAACATCCCCATCAGTAAATTCCAGACATCCCGCCTGATTCCATTTGCGGTAAAGTTCCGCCTGCTGCTTCGTGCAGGCTTCCAGTCGCCCTTCAGGTATCCAGAATCGGGAGCGGACGTAAACATCACCATTTGGGGCGAGCCAGACTTTAACTGCAGCTGAAATATCGATTTTGTTGGAGAGGTCAACGCCGAGCCACATTGACCAGTTGGCCGAAGTGGCATCTTCCCAGGAGTCGCGGCATTTTTCCCAGCGCGACATATCCATCCACGCTTTTTCACCCTGCACCCAGATATTGAGATGTTTGGTAAAAAATCCGACCCGCGCCGCCACCTGCTCTTTCGCTTTTTTAGCCAGGCGGCGCATGTCATCCCACCGCTTACAAACACCCAGGCCAGGATTTGCTTTCGGCCAGTTTGCCTCGTCAAACGGATCATCGCCCTCGTCCAGGGTGTAAATCAGTGCGAAATAGCTGTCATCCTTCGGTGATAGCGGGTCAGGGTTGTCAAAGTTTTTCAGCAACTTAATGGCATAATCACGCTGCTCATAGCAGATACCCTCTTTGTTGAATCCCGCGGTAGTGATAGCGAAGATAAGAGACTGCAGGCGGGCGCCGGTTGCTGTTTCGAGAACCTCCCAGACGTCACGGGTTTTATGCGCGTGGAGCTCATCCACAATCCCGCAGTGAATATTCAGGCCGTCGAGGTTGTTCGCATCACTGGCGACAGGTTCAAATTTTGAGCCAGTTCGCTCCTGGTGAATGTTCAGCTTGTTGCTGCCAAATAACCGCCCTAACGTTTTCGGTGCCAGCTTAATCATGCGCTTCGCATCATCAAACACGATACGGGCCTGCCCGCGGGTTGTTGCGGCGGAATAAACCTCAGCGCCACCCTCGCCGTCTGCGCCAGTCATATAAAGCCCGATACCAGACGAAAGCGTAGATTTGGCATTCTTACGGGCCACTTCGTCATAGGCGGTACGAAAGCGACGCACAAACATGGGGTCGCCGTCGTCGTCCAGGATACCTTCAGACGTCAGTTCGTCGATAAGCGGGACGACAAACCCGAAAAGATTTATCAGGATAAAAATATGCCAATCCATTAACTCGATCGGCTTACCGGTCAAATGCCCCTTCACATGGGGAACAAAGTTATAAAAATCGAGAACGTGCTGGGCGCGGTCTTCATCAAAATAAACACCGCGCTCCGGGCCGTGCTCTAAATCATGAAAGAACCGACGGCACGCCAGGCGCACCAGTTCGCCAGCAACGATATCGCCAGATACCACGCGCTCGGCGTAGCGGAATCCATCTGCAACGGTTGCCATTCATCATTTGCGCTTTTTCAGAAATTCTTCCAGTGGGTCGGCTTCCGCCGGGCCAATTACACCAACCTTTGATCGGCTGGCAGGTGTCATGCCGAATTCACTCAACATGGCGCGTATTCTCTTCCATGCATCAGATTTCATCACGGCGGCCGGGTGGGCCTTAATGAGAACGTCTTCGTTCTGCGTTTTAACCCGGTATGTGTAGCCCTCAATCTCCAGCGTGTCGCAATGCTGCCGGTACTCGACATAAGCCTCGATTAACAATTCAAGGGCTTTAGCGTCGAGCGTAGTCAACACGCCAACAGCATCGAGCTCTTCACCAATTCGCTTGAACCAGTATTTGCCCTGCTTATCAAAATGCTTAGGGATTGGGGGGACCCCTGACGGGGGCTTTGGCTCGTTCTTGTTAATCGGGCGTTTGGATGGGTTCCCCTTCACCAAAGCGAGATGTGTCGGGGTTTTCGGTGGTCCTGGCATAATCGAAAACTCCTATTAATCATCGGATGGGGGACCCCAAAAAAAGTTTGCTAACCTGCGGCGGTGTAAAAAGAGGTTAGGCGGCGGTCCTTTGGGCCTTTGCTGTCAGGGATTTGACCCCGCCCCCGCCCTGCCGCGACTCAAATGGGAATTGATATCATTTGAAACGTTCACGCCCGGTTTTCGTTCTGTGACAGGGCCAGCACAGGCTTTCAAGATTCGAATCATCATCGGTACCCCCATGAGCCTTAGCCTTGATATGGTCCACGGTCTTAGCTGCTACCGCACGACCGTTGCGCAGACAGTTCTGACACAGGTGATTATCACGCTTAAGGATGCGGGCACGCTTAATATCCCACTGGCTACCATAGCCGCGCTCATGCCTGCTCTTGCCCTGCTGATGCTGCTGCCAGCCTTCATTACGATGCTTCTCGCAGTAGCCTGAGCGGTCGGTTGTTGTGCCTGCGCATCCACGCTTACGGCATGCTCGGGGAATTAGTGCGGGCATGATTAAGTCCTTATGAGATTCGCATTATCACAGGCACTCAGTGAATGCCTGCTGTAATGCCTAGCTGGACTGTTCAGCGCTCGTATCGAAGAGCGGCAGCGCTTCAGTTGCTTCCTGCACAGCTTTCATCGTCTTTGCAACCACTTCAGTCTCTGATGTGACGCGGCTGTATTGCTGGATAAATAGCTGATACTTAAGCGGGCTGTCCTGAACAAACTCTACGGCGACTTTAGCTGCTGCTGTGTCGTAGTTCAGGGTTGAAAGCAGGTTCAGGCGAATCTGCTGGGCGTCGGTAATTTCGACCATGTCATACCTCTGTACGGTGTGGGGAGCATTATCGAAGCCACTCTGAGGAATGGCTTCTGTAACTGTTGCCACATGGTGGCGGTCGTCATCTCAGCCTGATACTGTTAAATCGCCAAACTCAACAGAACAGGTAAGAAGCTATGAATGATCCTTATTATGTTACTCACGCCCAAATTTTGGCCCTGAGAAACGTTGTTGCTTGTATCGTGCAAACAATGCCTGAAGACCAAAAAAAGGACGTCCTTCAATTTTTAGAAAAATTCGCTGAAATAAAACTTATGGATGGTATCGATATACCTTCAACAAGTGATATCACTTCAGAAACAGTAGATAAGATGAATAAGGCCTATGAGGCTGTATTTAGCGAGATTATTGACCTTTCAACACCTGATTTCGTACCTGGTTCAACACCGTACCTGCAATAGCCCTCGACCTTATCTCCATGATGGCCAGAACGTTTTTGTCTGGCCCTTTCTCAAGTTTGCTCAGCCGAAATTCAATATTCTTTGCCTTAGTCATCGCGTAACCCTGTTTGTTGGTTGCGGACAGTTGGCCTGCACGGATTTGTTGTGCGCCAGAATGTCGCGCTTCGTCTGCATGTCCAGCGCGTCGATATCGTGGTCGGTCAGGTAGATGATACGCACCCAGCTGCAGGCAGTATCAACCACCACCGGGGCGGGTAAACTTTTCGCGCAACTCCCGATCAACATCGTCATCAGGCATATGGCTAACAGTCTGCTGTACATTGCTGACCTCTCTGGTGGCTTTCTCTTTCCGTTCCGCCGCTGCGACGCTGGCAGCGGCATTATCTTCGGTGCGCTGCTGTTCGGCTTTGGCTTCCGCTTTATTAGTACCTCGCGCATGGCCTAACCCAAATGCGCCAGCGACAATGGCCAGCAACGCAGTTGCCAGACCAATAATCATTTCAATGCCCATGAGGACCTCACACCAGAACAGATTTAGCCTGGTTAAACAGCGCGCGGCGTTTATCCAGACCTTTGCGGCCACCGTTGATAAGCAGCGTTACGCGCTCAACATCACCGGAATGAAGCAGGCAACCGTGGGAGACATAAAACCATGCGGCCGAACGTGCAGCGTAATCATCTCGCTCCAGCAGCTCAGGCTGGGTAACAAGGTCAAGCTTCAGCGCCTGTCCGCAGCTTCGATAGTTACTCAAGCCCGTAACTTGTTTCAGGCCGCGACCGCGATATTTCCAGCCATCACCGGCAACCTTATTACCGAGATTCTTTTTTCCCCACTCGCCCCCATACACCAGATTCGCGATTGCTCGCTGATTAGCTGGTTGCGTTGCCGTTCTGCCGAGTGCGGCGGCCTGTTGGGCGGTGATACGGTGTTTACCGAACGTAGGCACAAGGCTATCTGCTGCATAGTTCAGATTTTCCACCAGCCGGGTAAAGCCTCCGGACTCGTGCCCCATCTGGGCAATGAACATCGCCCGATCGAGTGGACTAGTAATGCTGAATTCGTTCATTACGGTATCAATGTGCGGAAACCAGCGCGCAGCTAACCAGGCGCTAATACCAGCCGCCCTTTGAAATTGTGATTGGTTCATCAGTGCCTCAGTGCATCAACCAGTCGCGCCACATTCCCCCTGAACCAGAGAACCGCGCCGCAGATAAGAATGTTAGCCAGCACCACCAGCCAGTGGGATGACTCGTACAGGCCAAACAGGAAACGGAAAGGAATGCTTGCGTAAACCAGAACAGTGAAGTAAGCCATCAGCGAAATCATGGGACGGTGTCTTGACCCATCGCGCCGGTAGAACATCAGCACAACAACTATTACAGCGCATATCACCGCATTAATGATTGCGCTCGGATCACTTGTTACCATTGCTTGTCCCTCCTCCACGTAAGCGAGAGAGAATCCCAAACAGGCTACCCAGGTCCTGACTGTTTACGAAAGTCAGCAGCTTTATAGCTATGGCTGCCACGATTACCGCTCCGAGTGCATCAAGCGGCCTGTCGCTATACCCCGTCCATTTTGAGAAGTACGAACCAAGGAGAGGCGCGCCGATTACGCCGAAGATGAATGACGTGATGAAGTAGCCCACCAGCTTCAGGCGGCTGATGTTTACCGCCGTTGCGACATAGAACACCGCACCAGCGAACGCACCAAACACCACGCCATAATCAATGCCAGTTGCAAGGCCGAACATGCTGGCCCCCATTAGCCCACCAGCCGCTACCGTAGTGCCAGAAACAGGATCGGACATTTAGCCCCCTCTTATTGCTGTGAGTCCTCTCAGTGCGAGGGGAAATTAGAAAGGCCGCCAGATGGATTAACGACAAAGCACAGAGTGAATGACGTTCTGGCGGCACAAATGAAAAAGGCCACGCAAATGCGTAGCCCAGAAAAGAAAAACCCCGCCAGGCGGCAGGGCTTCATTGATTGATTTCGTATGGGCGTTATAACCCACGATTTAAAGACTACACGACAACTTCGGACAAAATCAAGTTATTTGTTTCTAAAATGCAAAATAATGCCGCTAACTTTTTAATATGCGGTCGCTTGCTGAAACTCCTTGTCGGCCTGCGCCTCCCCCTGTCGGCAGATGTCCACCAGCACATCGCAGAAAGGCTTCCAGTTGCGAGTCCATGTTCTGACGTGCAGATCAGGAATGAGGGTCAGAATCGCTTTGTATGCAGCCGTAGATGGTACTGCTGAAAAACCATTCCCCGAGCAACGCTCGCACGCTTTGTAAACCGGGGCTCCGCGCTCTTTGGTCTCTTTTCGATCCAGAACCTGGCCGGAACCACCGCAGCGACAGCGGGCGTTAATGACCCCCTTCCCACCGCATACAACGCACTGCCGTACTACTATCTCCTGCCTGATAATCGGGGCGACAATTTCCTCGCCGTCGCTTTTGTATATTCCGGGGTGCTTAACAACCTCCTCAACTGATTTGGTTAAACCAGCCCCCTCGCATGCCGTGCAGATCCCGGTTGTTTCAGCTGAGCGGGAATACTCTGCAAAGGCAAATTGCGCCAGAATCAGGCAGCAGCGCCCCAGAGCCTTACCCGCTGCCTTTCGCACGTTTTTAGGGGCTGTATCAATGGCATGTCGCGCCAGCGCCTGAACTACCAGTTGCTCATCGGTCTTACTGATGCCCGTCTTACCGAAGAACGCCGCCAGCCCGAACCGTGCCCGACTGCTGGTCACTCCGATCCCGGTCATGATGTCTGTACCGTTCAGGCGATTCGGTGATGTGCTTTTCACGTCGTCGCTGATGTGCATGCCCTGCGGGCTGAAGTGTTTGAGGGAGGATTCCAGTTTCATGATTTCCCCTCAACATCCACATTACCCAACAAATCAGGATCGCCGCCTAGCTTGGCTACCTCATTTTTAAGGACGATGTTTTCAAGTATCAGCGCACCAACCTCGTTATTGAGGTGAGATACTTTCCTCTTTAACTCCAAATATTCATCGGGGTTAATCAGTTCCTGAAGCTGGTTTTTTGCAAACATAAATGACTCAAACAGGTCCACATCCACACCTCCAAACGATAACGGATCATGACTTTCAGATTCCTGTTGGCGAACTTGCGCTTTCAGGCACTGATAGTTTTCAATCGCTTCTTTTAAAACTTCATTTTTCATAATCAGCACCTCGTAACGTTACTTGCTTCCCACTCCAGATCGACTTCGCTCTGGGGTTTATTGACCAGATAATTCATAGGCCCGCCATTGCCTTCGAGAAATTGATGTGACCGGGCGTCAAAGGTGGCGCCGATATCGCCAATCCAACCTTCGCCCTCACGCTGTTTGAGCAGGCGGATCATTGAAGCTGGCATCTGAATAGCAGTCTGTTCGTCCTTATCCAGACTCTCATATCCCATGCGCTCAGCCTTGCGCTGCGCCAGTTCTCGGGGGATATTGCGCCAGATAGCCATTACGTTGTCGGGCATATCGGTTAATGCGCCGGTACCCTTAACATCCATTTTTCCCGTCGGCGCGGCTTCATTAGTTTTGCGGGCGTGCGTTACCAACAAAACGTGACAGTTATGTTCGTTTTTAAAGTCGCACAGGGTATCGATAAACTCTTTCTGTCCGCCGTAGTCCTCCTCGTCGAGACCACATTTCGCAAGGTTGTCGATCACGAACAGATCAATTCCATAGCGACGGCGGGCATAGGCGAAGATTTCCAGCAGGCGCCCGGCCTTCGCGGTACCGGTGAGCTTGAACACCCAGAGGCGATCGGAAAACCATTCGTTTGTCATGATGATTTCTTCGCGTCTCGGCGATGCGGTGCAAATGGTCTGGCGTGTCAGGCGGGCCAGCATTTTTCCGGGCTTCAGTTCCAGAGAGGCGATGCAAGTGCGGACTTCCTGGTTCATGGCAGCAACGGCTATATGGCCCACCAGCTCGGTTTTGCCATGGCCATTCACCCCATTAACCAGCGTCAGCTCGCCGGCGCGAAATTTGAAGTTGTTGTTTAATGACGCCCATGGGCTGGTGAACAGGCCAACATCGCGATGCTCAAACGCATCAATGGTTTCCTGGAGAAGATCGCCGGCAGAGCATAATTCGTCAGGGTCGAAGAATTTCGCCGTACCCAGGCATTGCCAGACATCATCCTCGCTCATCCCGGCCATCAGGCATTCGTTGATATCTTTGTGCGGCAGCTCCACCAGACGACAACGATGCTCACCCAGGCGCCGGGCGATTTCTTTCGCGGCTTCTCGTCCAACTTCGTCATTATCCAGACTGAGCCAGATTTCGTCGAAGCGATCCAGGTTGTGATACTCGTATTCGATCCACTGCTGTTTGGCTCCCTTCCCTCCACCGAACGGCACCGACAGAGCACTGACGCCCAGTTGCGAGTAGGTCATACAGTCGATTTCCCCTTCGCACAACACGACAGCGCGGGCTTTGGCGTCCATAGCCTGCCAGCCAAACAGGCTCGGCTCACAATCAGCCTCAGCCATAATGAGCTTTTTCCCGCCAGGACGTTCGATACCGATCCGCTTCACCTGCAGCAGTTCGCCGTTGCGGATGTACGGGAACGCCACCGCCGCCACTTCGCGGTTTTCATCGTGATACCAGACCACCGCATCAGAAACGCGGAACTGGTCAGCAGTCTCGCGAGTGATTCCGCGTGAGGCCAGATAGTCGTAGCAATGGTTCGCTTTTTTTACGCCCTTTTTCGTCGGCCGAGAGAATGTTTTTTTCTTGGACTCGAAGTGATGATCGTCATCTTTCAGGCCCAGGAATTCCTTAGCCTCCCGCATGGCGTCATGCAGCTGGCAGTTGCGCACCAGCACCCACAAATCGAGCAGATCGCCGCTGTCACCGCTGGCAAAATCTGACCACGCCTTTTTCCCGCTCAGGTTAATTTTCAGGCTCTTGCCAGAATCGCCATTGGTGTTACCCGCGCACCACTCTTTACCTTCCAGATGCCCGCGAGGCAGCAGATATTTCGCCACTCTCTCGGCGTTGTCCCACAGTTTCTCGGATAGTTCAGCCGGGCCCATTAAATACTCCGTAAATCGAATTTGATAAAACACCACGTCACGAATCCCTCGCGCAGAAAGCCGCGGTTAAAACCGGCAACCAGCATGCGTTTCAGGATAATTTTCATGGGCGGTTAGCTCCGCGCTTAAGGCGGTCAATAGCGGCTTGATTGATAAACACCTCTGCGGAGCTATCGTTGGGTTTTGCATACCAGGAACCTGTCGCTCTACCATCGCAGGCGGATCTGTCCACCGATGAAGATGCGTCAGCTGGTTTTTCATCGTTCCATCGCTCGCCGTTGAGGTATGACGTTGGAAGAAGTTTGTCGAAGCCAAGTTGCTGCGCCTTCACCCTGACTCCGATGTCTTCAGCCAGCATGCAGGCAAACTCTTCAGGCGTACCCCGGGTTGCTTTCTTCCAATCGCGATATTTGGTCCTGAACGCTGATCTAGCCTTCACTTTAGAATCCTTCCTCAGCCCAGCCCCCCAGAAAATATTTTCGAAAGCGTCTTCGACCGGATCTGGTTGCCCTTCATCATCAGATTCCGCATGAGAATTTTCCTGTGCAGGCTGGTCTTTCGCCGCATCCGGATTATCACCATCGGTCCGATGCGAATCGGACAAATTAGTTTTATCTTGTTCTTCCTCTTGCTCCTGTTCCTGATCTTGGCTTGCAAGCCCCTCAGAAGCCCCTACTGCTTGTTCCGCAATCAGGGCCTCGCTATTGCGGGAAGACGTCATATTGAATTGCTTCGAATACTTTACGTAAAACTCTGAAAGAAAAAGATTATCTGATACCTTGTTGTATTCGTTCTGCACCCCAGCACAACGCTTATCTCCCGGTTTTAGTGCCTCACCAATTTGATGTGTTGCCATTTCGATTACCCATACCATCTCCGAATGCTCGTCGTACTTACAAAACCCTGCTTTAATGGCGCTATTAAGCCCCTTCTTAGCCCCTTCCATGGTTAAGCCGGTTTCATGTGATAAGAACGCAAGGGGCATGTAATAAAGGCCGATCATATTGGCGTGAGGACTGGTAAGTAGGTACAAAGCTACAAGTTGAGACTCAGGACCAGCCTGACGCAGTTCTTTACCTGTTCTACCAATCCAGAAGTGAGGAGACACCTTTCCATAATCACGCATTTTGCGCCTCCGCGACCTTTGTAAAATATTGTTGAAACTTCCAGACTGGCTGCATGCATTCATGCGGGTAATTCTGTCTGGTGAAATACACCTGTTGCTTCTCCCGGTTCCACCCAGTGACGTGCACTACAACACCACGCGGATCGCGATAATCGATATCCAATGGTTTAACTATATTTTCGGCAGTGACTGAGCATGACATGTCACACCTCAGAGTTCGGGTGTGGGAAAAGAGTAGGAAGATCAGGACGTAGTTCGTGTGGCTTCACCACACCATTTACTGCATTGGAGACTGCAACTGCATGGACAGGCGACACCTTTTTAATCCCTCTAACCCACTTCCAGACGGCCCCTTGCGTAACGCCAACTTTTTTAGCAAGCGAACTTTGTCCGCCGGCAACATAAACAGCTTTCGCCATTGGGGATTCAAAAACCTCATCACTCATAACAAAGCCCTTAGTATTAATATTAAAGATATAAAACTGTCTCTTATACACATCTCCGAGGCCACGAGAC